GCATCGCGAGCGTGGTGCGGCCCTATCTCGAAGCGATGACCACCGATGAAACGTAGCGCCGCCAACGTCGGAGCAAGCGTCCGTGCACGGCTGGGCGCCCTCGCGCGCGAGAAAGAGATCAATCTCGATCTCCTCCTCGTGCGTTACGCGCACGAGCGCCTGCTCTACCGGCTCGGGCAGTCGAAGTATCGGCAGCGCTTCATCCTGAAGGGCGCGATGCTGCAGACGATCTGGCTTGCAGATCCCTTCCGGCCGACCCGCGATCTCGATCTGCTCGGACATGGCGACAGCGAACCCGAATCCCTGCGGACGGCCTTTCGGGAGATTCTCGCGATTGAATGCGACGACGGCGTTGCATTCGATCTCGACGGCGTTTCCGTCGAGCCGATCCGCGAGGAAACCGAATATGGCGGCCAGCGCATCGAAACGACGGCGCGCATCGCCGGAGCGCGGTTGAAGATTCGGATCGATCTTGGCTTCGGCGATGCCATAACCCCGGATGCGGATGACGTCGCCTATCCTGTCCTGCTCGACCAGCCGACTCCGAGAGTCCGCGCCTATCCCAAGGAGACGGTCATTGCCGAGAAGCTGCAGGCGATCGTGGCGCTGGGAGCGGCCAACGGGAGGATGAAGGATTTCTACGACCTCTGGATGATGTCGCGGCACTTCACGTTCGAGGCAGCCTTGCTGGCCAAGGCGATTGCGGCAACTTTTGCGCGTCGGCGGACGCCACTCCCGGCCGGCGTGCCTGTTGGACTAAGCGACAACTTCGGCGCCGATGTCGCGGCGGTGCGGCGATGGGAGTTCTTTACGAGCCGCAACGTCCTGAGCGAGCAACCGGGTTCCTTGGCGGATGTGATTACGGCATTGCGCGGCTTTCTCATGCCGGTTGTCCGCCTTGCGAGCGGATCGAAAGCCGACGCCATGCTGTGGCCGCCGGGCGGGCCCTGGAGCCGATAGCCAACCGCGCGGCTCACCTGAGCATGACCGAAATCTGCGCCGATCCGACCGGTTTTGTCCGAGCGAAAAGTGTCCGCCGGACACCTTTCTCTTTACTTCTCAGGACTTCGGCACTTCGGTCATCTCGATCACTCTGCGGCGCGAATGATTGCGGTTGATCCGCCGCCCATTGAGCCGCCACGCGATCACGCAGAGCGCATAGAGCCAGTGCTCATGGGCGGCGGAGCGCTGCAGCCCGACGGTCCAGCAGATGGTCTTCCAGCGCTCGCCGAAGGCGCGCATCCAGACGATCTTGCCATCGACGGGATCGAGACCGACGGTCCATGTCAGCGTCTCCTCCATGCGGCTGATCGCTTGCGGCGACGGCAGGACACGCATCGGCCTGGGCCCCTGTCCCACCAGATCACTGAACTCGTAGATGATCCGTGGCCAGAGATTGTAGTAGCCCTGCAGCTTCGGCTCGGGCAGCCGCTTCAACACGCTTGCCGCCTCGACGAGCCGCTCCTCGACGAGCGACGGCGTCCAGCGTGTCTCAGCCATGGCGCGCCTCCTGGGGCGCACGTCGGCCGTACAGCCTCTCGCCGAGCTGGCGGATGAGCTCGCGCTCGGGCCAGATAAGTCGCTGGTCCTCGGCGCTCACCACCAGAAGCCCTTGCTCGCGCCAGCCGTCGCGCTTGATCTCCTCGGCGGATCGGCGCTCGCCGCCATAGCCCTTCGGGAACCACCTCACCGCGCCACCTCTCGCAGGACGGCGGCATAGCCGGCGACATCGACCATGCTGTCGAGATGGGTCGGGTCGTGCGCGACGCGCGCGAGCTTCAGGTCGATGAGGCACAGCGCCACCTGCGCCGGCGTCACCGTGTGCCCGAGCGTGAGCGACCAGCGCTTCGCGATCGCTTCCATGCTGGTGCGGGGACAGCCGTAGGTCTCGCGCCGATTGGCGACCACCGCGGCGGCGTGCTTCAGCAGCATCTCGGCGGTCATCGCACGCCCCCCTGCGTCTCGATTACCCAGAGCAGGATGGCGATGGCGTCGGCCTCGTTGTCGTCGGCGGGCGCGAAGCCACGAGCACGAATGGCCGCTATCATCGCCGTCTTGTCCGCGTTGCCCTTGCCGGTGACATGGCGCTTGATGGTGCCGACGGGCACACCCTCGTAGGGGATGCCGCGCTGCTCGCACCAGGCGGTCAGTGTCGCCAGAAAGCCGCCGTAGAGATGCGCCGCATCGGTTCCGACATGCCGCCGGACTGCCTCGAAGTAGACCGCACCGGGACCACCGGCATCGGCGGCAAGCCCGTCGAGCCAGCTGCGGAAGCGCAGGTAGCGCATGCCACCGCCGTCATAGCGGCTCGGGCGGAAGGAGACGGCGCCACTGTGAATGGCTCCGTCGGCCATGCGCACGGCCCATCCCGTGGTGGTGCCGAGGTCGAGGGAGAGGATGGCGCTGAGCGGCGGCGCCAGGCCGACCGCCGGCAGGCTTGCATCCGCACACACCGCGGTCAGAGTCGTCGAAGCCATGATGGTCTCCGTGATCGGGATCGTTGTGGTCAGGACGGCGACGGTCGGGTTCTTGGCGGAGCCGGCCGTCGTCGTTCGCTTGGCTCGGGATCACCGATCGGCAGGAGGATCGCGGCCTCGTTGCCGTCGCGGCGCGCTCGTCGCCACAAGGGGCAGCGTCGATGACCGGCGACGGCGGAGATGTGTGGAAGGGCGGGCGATCTTCGTCAGTGGCCACAGTTGCCGCATCGGAATTTCATGTGGCCACTGATAAACCCTTGAAGACAAAGGCGAGTGGCCACAGTTGCCACACTTTCTACTTCTCAACGATAAAATTGACGCGCGACCCCCCCGTGCCTTTTCCCACGAACGGAAGGGACAAGGATTCCCTATATCTATCCTTGGGGTGTGGCCACTGTGGAAACTGTGGCAACTGCCTTTGTTCATCAATGCGTTAGCAGTGGCCACAGCGATCTGCCGTGTGGCAAGTGTGGCCACTGGAATGCCGGCTCGGGCGCCCGGCGCGGGCGGAGTGGCCACAGGTGCCACAGTGGCCACATGGCCGGGTGCGGCGGCACTGGCCACACTTGCCACAATGGCCACACGCTCATGCGTGGCCACACTGGCCACAGTTGCCACAGCGCGCGCGGGCGGATGGGCGCGCGCCTTCATGCCTCGTCCTCCTGCAATCCGTGGCCGGCCCAGGCGGAGCGGCGGCCGAACTCGGAGCGCTTGAGCGCGTAGGCGTCGATGCGGCCGATCTTCGGGACCCATCGCACTGTGGCGCGCCGCTGATCCTGGCGCGTCGCCAGCAGGTCCCGGTCGGCAAGCGCCTTGACGATCTGCTGGGTCTTCAGCGTCTCACCCGCCGCCTCGCGCAGGCGCTGGGCGGGCACATAGATGGCCGCGTCGTCGTACCAGGCGACGGCCTCGCGGTTGTTGAGCTTGCGGTCGAAGCTCTCGGCACCGATGTCAACGGATTTGATGGTGACGTCCCAGCGTTCCGCGATCCAGGCGCGGAGGCTCGCGATCGCCTGCTCGTCGGGGGTGAGCGCCTCGGCATCGGAGGATTTCTCGAAGCGCTCCCAGGCCCAGCGGACCGGTGCTTCGATGTCGATCGACCAGGGCAGGAGATCGAAATCCTGGGCGAGCCTGCCGGCGACGAGCGGGAGCGCAAGGCAGGTCGCGGCCCGGAGCCGCGCGGAATCGGCACGGTCGCCGGCAAGCTCACGCGCCTGTTCGAGAATGCGGTCGCGCAGCGCGTCGGGCGCATGGTGCAGCCTGGCCGCGACCAGCCGTTCGACGAAGGCCGGGCCGGCATGGCCGCAGTGGCTGTCGGCGTCGGCGATCGCCTTGAGCCTGGCCGCCGGCACCGAGCGGTCCACCTCCGTCACGTCGACATCGAGGATGCGCACCGCCATGCCGGCGACCCAAGCGGCGCCGTCGGCGCGCACCTTCTCCTCCAGGGAGCACTCGCTGGAGAGCAGCGCGTAGGTCGACCAGGCATAGCGCTGCTTGAGGATGGCGCCGGCCGTCATGCGCGCCTTTCCCTGGCCGCCGGCGATGGCATAGATGAGCTTGGCGATGGCGCGGCCGTCGGCGTGGGCGAGCTCGTCGAGGGCAAGGACGGTGCCGCTCGCGGCCTGGGCAAAGACCTCGATGGCGTTCTCGGTCGAGCGCATGGACTGCAGCAACCCGGCGCCGATCGCGGTTGAGGTCCAGGCGGAGACGGCGAGCCGCTGGGCGGTGGTCTTGCCGCTCGACGAGAGGCCGGAGAGATTGATGCCGCAGCTGTCGAGGCCGGCGAGCGACTGCACGACACCGCAGAATCCGGCGAGCACGCCGAGGAGGAAATGCGGACAGCTCTTCACGGATGCCGCGGCAGCCGCCGCGGCCTTCCAGCCGTCGAGGCTGCCACGCACGGTGTCGTAGCGGGCGTTGGCGACCAGCTCCAGCGTGGAGGCCGGTGCATCCCCGATTGCCCGGCCCGCCGGCGTCACGAAGACCGGATGGTCGCAGCCATCGAGCCGGTGCCAGCCGGGCCGGCTGACGACGAGGATCTCGTCCCGCGGATCGGCCGCCTTGAGCACCGCCAGCGCAACCTGGTCGCCATCGCCATAGGTGCGCAGGCCCGCGGCGAAGAGGGCGGAGCGGATCTCCTGCGCACCCTGGCGGGCGAGCCCGGCGCGCGGCAAGTCGACAGCGCGCGGCTCGCCCTGCATGTCGCGCACGAGCAGGCGCAGGCCGTAGGTGCCCTCCTGGTCGAGATAGCGCAGCCGGGCGGGGATGCCGAAGGGGCTCGCGACCACGCGCCAGATGGTATGGCCATCCTTGTCCTTGCCGGCATTGCGGTGGACGAGGACATCTCCCTTGCGCGTGCGGAAGTAGCGCAGCTCAACACCCTCGATGAAGGGCAGCGGATAGGTTGCGGCGGTGCGCCCAACCTCGTCGGGTTCCGGCGCCGTGGCCCCCATGACGGGATCCATTTCGAGCTGTGCGTCGCCGTCGTCACCGGCGGGCACGGCACTGTCTCCGCCCCATGCCACGGCGGCATTGATGGCGGCTCTGACCGCCTCCGGACCGTCGCGCAGGAGCAGGTCGTTGAAGTCGTCGCCGTCGCGCGGCGGCAGCGCGATCGAGACCTGACGGCCCTCCGTCGCAAGCTTCGCGGCGGTCGCCTCAGCAGCACGGCGCCCAGCCTCGTCGTGGTCGGCGAGCAGCACGACACGCGTGATGCCTGGCGGCAGGACGATGCCCTCCATGCCGGTGGCAGACAGCGTCGCCCAGGCCGGCAGATCCGGGCATGCGGACATCACCGCGAGCGCCGTCTCGATGCCCTCCGTCAGAGCGATGAGACCGTCCTGCGGCTCGGCCAGCCGCACCGCGCCGCCGCCGACCGGCCCAAGCGTCTTGCGCGCGGGCGTGACATCGGCCTTGGCTGGCATCTTGGGGTCGAGATAGGTGCGATGGAGCGCGATCTGCGCGCCGCCGGCATCGCGCACGACGGCGACCATGCCGGGATAGCCGCGCTTCGCCTCCCAATGGGCGAGATCGTCATGAAAGAGGAGATCGGGCGAGGGCGGCGGCCCGAGACCGCGGGCCGCGAGATAGGCTTCCGCATGCGTGCCGGCGATCGGGTGCGCGCCCGACAGGATGAAGGAGATCTCCCGCGCCACGTCGTCGGATGAGTGCCGTAGGGCCTTCTTTCTCGGACGTGCCGCAGATGGGGCTTCTCCCGCCAGCTCGGCTGCATAGGCGAACAGCTGATGCCCGGTGTAGCCGGTCGCCTCTGCAAGCGTGCTGAGCGGCCCGCCGCCATCGCCGCCGTCGAAGTCGATCCAGCCCCCGGCGCACTCGCCCTTGAGCGCGATGACACAGGAGCCGTTCTTGCGCGGGGCGTCGCCGCGGATATTGGCGAGCCGCCATTCGTCACCATCACGCCTCCCGTTCGGGAAGTGCTGCGGCACCCAGACCGCCGCGGTGTCCCGCAGGCGCGCGGCGATCGCATCGAGATCGAAGCGGGGCGGCAGAGCGCTTGCGTCGTTGAGGTCGATCATGCGCGCCCCTCAATCGAGGATCACAAGCCCGCGCTCGGCGCGGGTGATGGCGGTGTAGAGCCAGCGGGCGCGGTCCTCGGCGGTGCGCGCGAGACCGTCGTCGAAGACGATCACGTTCTCCCATTGCGAGCCCTGGGACTTGTGGCAGGTGATGGCCCAGCCCCACACCGCCTCGATCAGCGTCTTCTTCTTCCAGTGGTCGCGCCGCTCGCGCTCGCGGTCGGGTGCGACGTGCTCGTCGAAATGCCCCTTGTAGATGCGGAAGCGCTCGCGGGTTCCGTTGGCCGCGCCGATCTTCTCGCCATCCTCGGTGTCGATGACGGCGGTGAAGGAGAGTTCGTCCTCGTCCTCGATCTCGGTGAGGTCAAGGAACATGCCGTTGACGAGGCCGAGATCGTTGCGATTCTTGAGGCAGATGATCTTCTCGCCGCGCCCCGTCGGATAGATGCCGTCGAAGCCGGCCGCACGCTTCATGGCGAGGTTGAGCTGGATACGGGTCGCGTTCCTGCCGCAGATGACCTGGCCGCCCTTGAGCATCTGCTCGGGCGCGATATCCTGCCTGCGCATCTTCCACACGAAGGCGTCGTGCTCGCCGTAGGGGATCGGCTTGCCTTCGCGCGCAAGCGTGGCCAAACGGATGATGGCGCTGTCGCCCGCTTGCCGATGCACCTCGGTGAGGAGGACGTCGGGCGCATCCTTGGTGAAGGCGCCCTCGCCCTTGACCGGGGGAAGCTGGCCGGGATCGCCCAGCACCAGGATGGGCTTGCCGAAGGCGAGGAGGTCGCGCGCCATGTCATCGCCCACCATTGACACCTCGTCGAGCACGAGAAGCTCGGCGTCGCGGAGCGCGGACTGCTCGTTCAGGACGAAGCGCGGCTTGTGGATGTCGGCGAGGCGAAGTTCGAGCGAGCGCAGCTGCGAGTCCGCGAACAGTCGCTCGGCGCTTCCCATGGCGGGCAGCTTCGCTTTGAGGTCGGCGATCTCCTGCTTGATCCGCTCGATCTCGGCCGGCGTCGCCTCGGAGACGCGGTAGATGAGCGAATGGATGGTCGAGGCCGGCGTGCCCTTGCGGGTCATCACCAGCGCTGCTTTGCCAGTGAAGGCGGCGTAGAGGACGCCGTCGTCCAGCCCCAGCTCGGCGATGGCGTGCTTGGTGATGGTCGTCTTCCCGGTCCCTGCATAGCCGAAGACCCGGAACACCTGGTTCTCCGCCGTGCTTTTCGTGAACCAGTCCTTGATGGCCTCGATGGCCTTCGCCTGGAGCGCGGAGGGCGTGAAGGTCATGGCGCGCCCTCCCAGCAGCGCCGCTGATAAGGACACATGCGGCAGAGATAGAAGTCGGATGCCGCGGCGATGCGCGGCGGCAGCTCGCCTGCTTCCGCGGCGCGGATGATCTCGACCGCCTTGTCGGAGAGCGCCTGGGCCGCAGCCGCATCGAAGGCGACGGCTTCGTGATAGAGCGCCTGGGTGTCCTTGTTGATCGCGGTGAAGAGCGCGACCGCGAGCTCCATGTAGGCCATG